CCTTAAAATTGAGCATAGAGGTAATAGTTTCAAACTCATCGGTAATTTGCTTTTTCAAAGCATCACTTAACCCTTCAACGTGGTCAAGCTTTAAACTTACTGGACTTTCGTTTTCACTGGAAGCAATTGATTCATTTACAATATCATCGATGGCTGCATCAACCTCAGGGTGAGTAGCAACCGCACGGTATTGTCGTATGTTCTGTAGATTGTCTTTGGCGTTATTGTCACCATTAATATCGACGTATGTTCCATAGTGGGCACCAGCTGCAGTAACATAACCTGCGCCATCCTCATCTACTGGTGGAACAATAGAACGAAGCTTTTCCTCGGACTTATCTTTTGCCCGTTTAATCTCAAATCCAAATATTCTTAAACCTTCATCAGCCATGTTCGTTCCTGAAACTTAAATAGAATTAAGAGGGGCATTTTTCAGCCCCTCTAATTATTTATACTACATTAAGATGTAGTTGCTGCTTCCCAGTATTGTACTTGGAACTCAACAGTAAATCGCTCAATCTCATTTTCTGTAGCATAGTTCAGATCGATTGGGCTAACCCCTGTTGGGAAACAGCCACGGAAGTTGTATGTCTTCAATACATCACCGTCTTTACCCAATTGCTCAACAATTAGGTCGGCTTCGTAATCAATAGGATTGGTTAGACCGGTGTTTGCAGAGTGTGCATTCATACCGTTCATCCAACGCTCCATTGCGTTACGTACATTGAAGTCAGTATCATTGATAATGGTTGGTGTCCACGTATCAAACGTACGATCACCTGCCATCTTCAATTGACGACCGCGGAATGGGACAATAATTGTACCAATAGTGGAAGCAGGAAGTTGTGCTGCTTCGCACAAGAACGATGTAAGTTCTACATCGCCACCAGCATAAGCCGGGAAGTTGATAGTCGCCTTAAATAGGTTAGGACGAGCACCACCACCACGTAGCTTGGCTTTAAAATCATCAACGCCTAAAACAGCCATGTTCTATATCTCCTTATACCTGTAGACCAGCGACTTCTTCAAAGTCAACGCCAGTTCTAACAGCAACAAAGTTAAGTGTGATGTAGTTGATAGAACGCGCTGGTTTGACGAAGATGTTTGCGACAAATTCATTCCGGTCGATAATCGCAGGAGTGTTGTTAGTGTCATCACATACAACACGGAAGTCAGTGATACCACGACGACCTTTGATTTCTCTGAGGAATGGTTCGACAATACCAACAAATTCAGCTCTAGTGAATTCGTCGTTAAACTCGAACAATGTGTTTCTTGCTGCCAACGCAATTGCTCTTTCCATTGTGAGGAACAAGCGGCGAACGTTAATACGATCAAATGCCGATGGTCTGTTCATGTGAGTTTTATCACCGAACAATAGGATACCTTGTCCAGGAAGATTTGCAACGGGGTTAATGCCAGCTTTATATAGTGTATCTCTTTCTGCTTTAGTTGGAGTATACGCTAGTTTTGTTACACCTAGATATTGACCACGTCTTGCACCAGCAGGTGAATACCAAGGAGCAGTGTTTGCATCCGAAGCAGCCATGATACCTGCAGTTGAAGATGACGCTGGGATCCAGATGTATTTGTCATTGAACTTGTCATATACTTTCAACCAGTTGTTATCTACAACTAGGTATGAGCTGTATGTGTAATCAGCAACGTCAGTTGTAGTGTCAGTAACAGGTGTTGACGAACTAACAACAGAAGCATATGCAGGTGATGTAACAACAATACAGTCTTTACGTGTTGTACCAGCTGTAACTACTAGATCGTCTACAATCGTTTCTTGTGTTCCAGCAGAAGTATGTCCACCAGCAATCAAAAAGTCGATTTCAATGGTGTCTTTATCTTCAAAGACGTCATATGCAGTTTGAATCTCACCTGTTGTTGGTGATGTATCATCTGTACCGCCTGTGATTGATAGAGATGCGTTTGAATCTAGCGCTGCGTTAACATAAACGTAGCTAGATCCTGCATTAATTACATCTTTTTCGTAGTTAGATGAACCGTCTGCGTTTGTAGCTGAAGAGCTAGATGAAACTACTGGGTATCTTTCTAGAACAGTACCAGCTGTTCCAGTGATTACGCCATCTTGATCCAAAACAAGAACGTGACGTTCAGTGCCTGTTGGAGCGGCATCAAACTGTGCTTTATAATCTGCACCCCAGCCTGTCCATGTTGTAGGACCAGCAACAACAACTTGAAGCGAGTTGCCA